CTTGTTGGTCGACGAATTGAAAAAGATGTCTCCTGCCGACGGAGAACTAGGCGCCGTAGCTCTCGGTTCAAGACGCATCACGTCGTCAACATGAAGTGTGCGAGCGGGCGACGAGGTGCCGATACCGACATTTCCGGAGGAGTCAATTCGCATAGCAAGGGTGCCGGTTCCAGTCGAACCTACGGCTCCGGTATAAAACTCTATCTGTGTCGCCGGCTCGGCTGCTGTTGTGCCGCCCCCAATACTCAAGGCGTTGCTCGATACGCTTGCGTTCAGGAACGCGATAGTGCTGTAGTTTGAGGTATACGCACCGCCATACAATCGCGACTGCGTGACGGCGCTGGCCGATTTAGAAGACCGAATAACTAGACCTTGATTGCTTGAGTCAAGGATTTCCATCTTCCCCGCCGGGGAGTCGGTGCCGATGCCCACTTTGTTAGTCGATGTATTCACATAAAGCGTATTGGTGTCGATACCGACATTTCCGGATGAGTCAATTCGCATAGCAAGAGTGCCGGTTCCAGTCGAACCTACGGCTCCGGTATAAAACTCTATCTGTGTCGCCGGCTCGGCTGTTGCTGTGCCGCCCCCAATACTCAAGGCGTTGTTCGATACGCTTGCGTTCAGGAACGCGATAGTGGTGAAGCTTCCGCTGTACGCACCGCCGTACAGCCGCGACTGCGTATTGGCACTGGCCGATTTAGAAGACCGAAGGACTAGACCTTGATTGCTTGCATCGAGGATTTCCACCACCCCCACCGGATTAGTCGTACCAATCCCAACCCCATTCCCACCAGAGTCAAGAATGATTGCTCCGCCCGACCCGGCGTCGGAATCCGAATCAATGACTAGGTTCGTGCCGTTGAAAACAATATGACTGTTTGCATTCCCCGACCCATCAACCCCGAACGCAAAATGCGTGGAGTTGGAAACGAAGATGTCCGTGGTGTTGACGTTAGCGCTTACGGCTGTGGCTGGCATTTTGTGTTCTCCTGATTAGTTCGTTAGCCCCATAGCGTCAGGTCTGTCGACCCGTCCGGCCGTTCCTTGATCTCCTGCACGATCAAGTCGAGCGGCGCTGTCGCCATATCTGGATGATCGAGCGTGATTGTATCGCCTATCGACACGGAATAGGCAAACCCCGGCGCGCGCACGCGATATTCATAGCGCGCCTCGGATAGCAGATTGAATCGCCGATTTAGCTCCGTCGTCGCGTTCGCTTCGACGCTGAAATACGTTACATAGGATGCCGACCGCGCGCGCTTGTGCTCAGTTTCGACGGCGACAGATTCGGTTTGCACCAGCCGCGTCGCCCGTCTGACGAAGTTAGCCGTATCCGTAGAGGCGCGCTCTTCGTCCAGCTCGTCATCCGTCAAAGGCCGCCACGCGGGTGCGTAGGCGAGCTCCATCGAGAACACCGGCCGAGCGGCTGGCACCTGCCGAAATTCCGCCACGTCGGATTCTGCGAGCGTTACAGTGGACGTCCCGATCTCAATGCGCTTCGGCGCGATCTTTCCCGCCGTGCCGCCTCCGATCAAAACCGCGCCGACCGATCCGAGGATTTTGCTCGCTACCTCGCGCACCGACGGCCGTTCGCTGTCGGTCAGGTAGTAGCCGATGTCATAGGGCGCAGCCGAATCAAGAGCCGTGAATGCGGTCAGGTCAATCAAATCCGCATCCGTCACGGTTTCTTGCATTAGTTCGGCGGCAATTTCGCCGGACTGCATAAGCGCGCCGGCCGAACCCCCGAACACCTCGCCCATCACGTCGGCCGTGACGATTCCGGCTTCCTTGACTGCTGCGATGAACGAGCCATTCGAAAGGTTGAAAGCGTAGGAGTCTGCCGGGACCATAATGCGCGCGTTAGTCAAATCCCACGCGGTCGGCAGCCGAATCACGGACACGTCGATGAGTCCGGCCAGCGCCGATGCGTTGAGCTTCACTTCGGCGCCGGAGTTATCGGCAATTGACGCGTCCGCATTATCCGTCATGAAAACGGCGGTCGACCCCTGAAGTCCGACCATGCCCAGGTCCCCATTCGGGAAGGCAAACATGGTCGACGCATACGATGAATACGCCTTATTGACTGTGGCGAGAAGATCAACCTCGGCGCTTTTCGTGGACGAGCTCGTTACGTCCCAAGCGACAGATAGATCAATGGCATACACGACGGGCACATCATCGTCCACCTGCCGGTAAACGATAATGGTATCGCCAGCGGTCGGCTCGAACACAAACGCCAGCCCGGTCTGAGTAGGCGACCGGTCAGTTTCGAGTTGCAGGTAATCGCCGCTCGCCCACGACGCGGTGGTTATGTCCCAGGCGGTCGAAAGGTCAAGCTGGAAGATGCCTTCGTCAGACGCACCGTCCTCTCCGAGAACGTACAGCCGCTCACCATTCGGGCGAAACGCGAAGGCATGATGAATAGACGCGGAAGTGGCAATGCCTGCGCCCGCTAAATCAAAAAAGTCACCGGACGTATAAGAGGCGGACGAAATCTGATAGGCAGAAGTCAGGGCAAACTCGTACACCTTGCCCGCGTTTCGGGCAAAAACATACATATGCAGCCCGTCAGGCGAAAACGTAATCGGATCGCCCGACTCGCAGTCGGCTGGCAACTCAAAGAGTTCACCAACAATTAGCGATGCAGTATCTAGGTCGTTCTGAGATACCTGATTTTGATAGACCGCTGCATCGCCGGCGGAGTTGACGTCCGTGGCGTAGACGTATGCACCGTCAGGCGAAACAAAGCTTGCATTCCGTAATGGTGTTTTGTATCTCTCGACAATGTGATTCGTTACGTCAGTGGTCGCCTGAAAAGCAGAGAGCCGCACGCCCCGATTATAAACGTCCGAGAACTCCTCGATTTCATTTGGGCTCACTTGATAGTAGTGCATCCGACCATTCAGGAGCGTCGGCTGCACATGGCGCGCATACCCGAACACGCGCGGCTTCGACTTGCCAGATAGGTTAGAGTCTCCCTCCATGCCCCCCGTGCCAGCGTAGCGGTCCGCCTGGAGCGGCACATCTAGCAGGTTAATTGCGGCATCGATTTCGATCTCCATTTCCGTGCGCGTCCATGAGATTGCGCGCACGGTGCCGGAGAGGACAGTCGTGATCGTCAATGCATTGAGCGTAACTTCGGCGCCGGAGTTGTCAGTGACGGCTGCGCCGGAATTGTCCAATGCCAACTCATCGCTCTCCTCACCGCGATAGATCGTGATCGACCGGCCGTCCCAGTAGTAATCACGAAGGTCGTCCAGGTCACCGTCGCCCATCCCGATGACGATTTTGCCGGTGAGATCCGCTTCGGAGTTGCGCTCGAACGGAGCCGAGTTGAAAAGGGTGGACTCTATCTCGGGCTTTTTGAGCAGGCGAGCGGGCCAGTGGAGGCCGGCATACTTCGGAGTTTTCAATCCGATGGACAACCGCACATCCGTCTCGCCCGACGTGGCCGGATCGTAGGGCGTCGCATGGACGAGAAATACGGTCACGCCAGCGCGCCCGAACCGCCGCGCCTCACCTCGTCAGTCAGGCTGTCGATGGCATTCCGAATCTCGCGCAGCGTGCGGCCGTTGCTTTCCTGAATCTGATTCCCCACCACAAGCTCCGTGCCGATGTTGCCGAGAAGGTCGGACGAAGGGCCAGACGCGCCCGCGAGCTGATCAACAATGGACGACGACGCCTGATTGTCCAGCCCGAGACCCTGCGAGAGCGCGGGCAGCGCCAGCCCGAGCACGTCGCCTGCCGTGGCCGAGCCGGCTGTGCCGTCCTCTCGCGCGAGTCCTGCGAGGCCGGACGGGGCGGCAATGCCAAGCGCCTCGAAGATGGTGAGGAAACGGTCAGCAATCGCCTTGCCGAACGCCTGCTCGAATACCTTGTTGCCGCGCCCTGTGCGAACCTTAATGCCCGTACCTTGCAGCGCGGTGCGCACATCCTGAATCTGGCTTTCAGTCAAAGCGGACGCGACAAGCTGGTCTGCCTGCGCGATCGCTCCGAGTGCGGTTTCAATCAGGTCGTTGCCCACGTCGCCGGACAGTCGGTTGTTAAACCCGATACGCCCGAAGACTGAATTTGCCCCGACTCCGCGCTCAAAGCCGCCGCCGCCTGTCTGGATCGCGAAATTGCCCTTGTCTTTCTTGCCGCCCAAGGCCCCTCCGAGCAGCGAGCCTAGCGCGCCGCCTGCCAGGGCGCCAAGTGGGCCACCTAGCGCGAAGCCTGCCGTTGCGCCAAGGCCGCCTCCCACAGACCCGCCAGTTTCATTCATCCCAAAGGCGCCTGCGAGCAGTCCGCCACCAAGCGCGCCAAGGCCGGCAACGCCCGCGAAGTTGAGCGCCGTGCCTAGCCCTGACGTGACAAATCCAGACCCCACGCCGCCGGGAATGCCGACCTGCGACCCGAGGCCTGCGATCTGAGCAAGCCCGCCGCCGCCGGCACCAAACGCGCCGCCTGGTGCGAATAGACCCCCGACGCCCATGAAGCCAGAGCCAAGCCCAGCGCCCGACAGGCCGGTGCCCATGCCGCCTTGACTAAAAAAACTGGCCGCCTGCGCCAATTGAGCAGCCCCGCCTCCGGCACCGCCGCCACCGCCCGCCGCGCCGAATGCCTGCTGCGCGAAACCGCCGAGCCCGACAGGCCCGCCGCCTCTCAAGAAACTCAGGATGTTCTGCGTCGCGAACGCCGCCGCAATCTGCGCCGCCGCGTTCTTGGCGATGTCGACTACGCTGTCGAAGAAATCGCGGAAGCCTCGGATGTTGCCGTCGAACACTTCGCGGAAAGCGTCGGCTAAATTGCGCTGGATCGCGCGGCCGGCTTCGAGGATGGGTTCGATAAAGGCGCGCCGCCGAGCCTCGGCTTCTTTTTCGAGTCTGCGCTGCTCTTCCTCTAATTCTTTTTCTCGCTGCGCCTTGTAATCTTCCGCGCGCTTCTGCTCGGCAGCAGCCTGCTTCTCGCGTTCTCTTTCGGCCGCTGCTCGCGTCTCCTTGAGCGCACGCTCAGTTTCTGCGGCATCTTCGGTTGCCGCGTTAATCCGCTCCAGCCTCGTGACATGCGCCTCGGCGGCAGCGGTCGCGCGCTCTCGGCTAAACCCTTCGTCCTTGATTAGCTGGTTGGCTATTTCCGCGATTTCATTGTGGCGCTCTATCTCGTCCGCCACGGCCTCCATCGCCGCCACGCCGCCCGATTCAAGCGCGCGGAACAGGCGCCCCGTTTCTTCCATCGGGCCGATCAGGCGGACGAATTTGTCTTGCGCTTCGGAGGTTTTTTCGTTGGCGATGACCAGGCTGTCTGCCGTTTCGGTTGCCGCATCAGATACGCCAAGAATTGCGTTCGCAAAATCGACACTCGTCTGCCCAGACTCCAGAAAGTCTGCCGCAGCTTGGTTGAGCGTGTAATTTAGGCCGCCCACCATCTCGGCTGTATGCGCCGCCTTTTCACCCGTGTCACCTATAGCCGCGCCGGCAGCAAATGCAGCCGACTGAACAGGGTTATTTGCAACCTGGATGAAGCGAGTCAGTGCGCCGGTCAGTCCGCCGCTTGCGCTTTCCTCTAGTTCCTCTCGCACAACCCGAACAGCATCGGCCAAGGCGCGCAGGATCGGGCTGGTTGCGTCTTGCGCTCCTTGTCCAATGACGTTGAACAGCAGATCAAGCTCATTACCAAGGGCGGCAACGGACCCTTGATACTGTTCTGCCATCCGCTGCGCTTCCGGCCCGTAGAAATCCTGGAACGCTTTGCCGAGCAGCGCAAGGTTTTCGACTCCAACCTCGCCGCGCTCCAGCATCTTGTCCAGCGCGGCGACGCTGATGCCCATCGCCTCGGCCAGCAGCGGCACCGCTCTCGGGATCGCCTCGCCTAGCTGCTGCCTGAGTTCTTCGGCCGAGACCTTGCCCTTCGATGCGGACTGCTGAATAGCGACGAATGCGCGCGACGCTTCTTCGGAACTCAGGCCGAGCGCCACGGACGCCTGCGAGATACCGATGAAGATGTCGCGCGCGGCCTCTCCCTCTAGCGCCGTGCCCTTGGCCGCTGCCGAGAATCGTGCGAATTGCAGAGCGGACGACTGAAGGTCGATGCCGAGCTTCGATGCGTTAGTCGCGAGGAAATCAAACTCTTCCTGCGCTGCCTTGGCCGACCCGGTGGCGATGCGCAGCGCGGCATCGATCTTGTCGAACTGGTTAGCAACCGCGATGGATTTGGTCATCGCCACGCCGATGCCGCCAATCGCCGCCGCCGCTGCTAGGCCGACGGGGCCAATAGCGGACAGAATGCCCCCAATCGGCCCCAGCCGAGACGCATAGTTCTGCGCCGCCATCGCAGCCTGGGACTTTGCTTCGGCCAGCCCGCGCGTGCGCGCGGTCGCCTGAGAGGTCGTCTGCGTCGTGCGGTTGACGACCTTGCTGGTCTCGTCTGACTCGCGGCCCAGCTTATCCGTGGCGGCGGACGCTTCTTCCGTCGCCTGCTCGAACTTGTCGAGCTCGCGCGTCGCCCGCTGAAGCTCTTCGGTTCTGGCCTTGAAGCCAATTTCGACAAGATCGGTCATGCGGCGCGCGCCTCAGTTGGGCCGTCGGGAGATTTTACCTTATCCCACCTACTCCTGCGCCGCCGTCAGCCACGCGGCGTCAAGCTGCCTGATCGCGTCAACCTCCCACGGCGCGGGCGTGCGGCGTGTCAGTGCGGCCCACGCCGACATCGCCTCCCAGGTGATCGGCCCCGGTCCGAAGCCCGCCTGCCTCCCAGCATGAAGCTCGCAGAACCACCCCCACAGATGCGCCACTTCCATCGGGGGCAGCTCCGGCGCATCGTCGTCTTCTACCTCGATGCCCTGCGCCTTCAGATATGCGGCGTGATCGCCCAGCGTGGCCCCACCCTCGCGCCGCGACCGGCGAAACTGCCCGGCCGCGTATTCGAGGAGGCTGTCGATCAGCTCCCGAAAAAATGCGCGCGGTCCTTCATGCCCGTCTCAATCTGCTCGCGCAGCCACGGGAGGTCTTCGAGGACTTCGCGCACCTTCATCGGCTCGCAGGCAGGCACCTCACCTCGCACGATGATGTGCCACCCCTTGATGCAGTAGGTCAGGCGCTCCCACTCCTGCGCGGTGATCTGCTCAGTCGTGACCGTGTTACGCCCGCCGCTGCGCAGCGCCTTCTGGAGATTGCGGTCGGTGATCTTCTGGTCGATCTCGCGATACCGGGCGGAATCGACCCCGTACACCTCGACCCACATGGGCTGTCCCTGATCGTCGGTCAGTGCCTCGCCAGTGACGGGGTGGTAGAGGTCGATGCGTGCGGTATCGGATTGCGCCGTAAGGCCGGAAAGGTCCATGTCGGGACTCCTGTCGGGTTCGGTGTCGGGGATTAGATAAGGTGGGGACCGCCCCGCCCCGACAACGGGACGGCCCCCAGATCGGCTGGCGCCGACCCAAACAAGTCTAACAGTATCTGACGGCTGTATTCCCCATCACACCACCGTCAGGCTGTTAGGCGCTTCGCGTCAGCTTCAGGTTCGTCGCCTCGGACGTATCGTACAGGCTGACGAACGGCAGCGTGATGATGCGGCTCTGCTCGTTCTGGACCGGGACGGATGCACCGTTGTACTTCACGCGCGGCAGCAGGAACGTGTACGTCTCGCCGCTCGTGGTGTCGTCCAAGGTGACGCTGATCGAGCTTTCCGTCTCGTTCAGGAACTTGTTGATAAGCGCCGCGTCCTCAAAGTAGGCCGTCACTTGCCCCTCGACCACAGCCCGGCCCAGCTCAAGCTGCGCAGCCGTGGCCGAGCCGACCGCGAAGGCCGGAGCGAAACTGTTAGCCAGCGTGAACTGAAGCCCGGTGACGATAGCGATAGGGCTGCCGCCCTCGCTGATGCTGCCCGAGTAGGAGTCGAACGGCTCGCTGCCAGAGGCGGCGACAGGGGTGCCGAGCGAGGACGTTTCCATGCTCATGTCCTGGCCGACCATGCTGAACGTCGCTTGCACCATCTGATTCGGCGCAATGTTGACGCTCATCTGGGAAACCGTCATGCCGGTGAAGCGGCGATATTGCGGCGTGCCGAGGTCGAGTTGCGCGTCCTCGATGGTCAGATATTGCGGCGTCGTGCCGATCACGAGCGAGTCAGCGCCGGACGTCCCGAACGTATCGAGGAAAGCAGACTCCAGCAACTCATCGAAGTCGGTGGCGCGAAGATCCACCGTGATATCGCCCTGCCCGTTGCGGTTGCCATGCCGATCCACGCGCGGCATCCGATCGGGCTGAATCTCATTACCCTGCACGCGCTGCTTCACGAGGTCGAGGGAGTGCGTATTGAACGGAAGCGACAGCATCGTGGGACCGCCCGGCGTCGTGCCGAACGCGGATTCCACAACGTAGGACAGTCGGCTCCGCGATCCTTGTCCGTATGCGGCCATGTTTCTGACTCCTTTGGCCCCTTTCCCTAACCGTTAGGCTAAGGGGCGATCAGACAAAAAAATGGGCACTCATGCGATGAATGCCTTGACTTTGATGGTCACGGAGACCGAGTACCAAGGCGGATCATAAACCGCCGAGGTGTTGACTTCAGCATATTCTACCTGAACTGAAACGCCATTACTCGTCAAGGGGTCGCCCGGCGCGTAGGCCGCGATGACTGCCTCGGCCAGCGTTTCGGCTGCCGCTGGGCCGTTGTCGGCGGGCACGAACGCATCGACCTGGAACAGCGCGTCGATGCGCTTCAGGCCGGTGGCCGTTACATCGGTCGGGCGCTGGCTCACGGGCGTCAGCGTGAACCGCAGCCACGGATTGCCGGGCGTCGGCTCGAACGGGACGTTCTCCCACGCAAGCCCAGACGGCACGCCCGAGATGGTCGAGGCGTGGGCTTCGAGGGCGTTGCGTACGTCGGAGATGCCGGCCATTATTGCATCCCCATCGTGCGCCGGATGCGCGTGATCGTTTCTTGGGCGATGTTGTCAAGATTGGCGATGGCGGATCGCACCATCGCGCGGGGGCGCCGATTGGCGTTGCCGTTCTCGATGACGGCGGCATAGCGGGCGTTGTTGGTGAAGTAGAGCGTATCTCCAATATCAAGGCGGCTAATCTCGGAGGACACACGCGCTACGGTCTGAGGCGCAACGGCAGGAAACTTACTGCTCCCGGCGTACACCGCCTCTGGCTTGCCGCTATCCACGAGCTTGGACGGAGGCGGAGCGTTGATTGATACCTGCCAGTTGCCGCGCAGAAAGCCGGTGTCGACCGGCGTGCGCTTCACGACATCAAGCGCCAAATCTTGCAGCACTTCGCGCGCAGCCGTTTCTAGCTTGACCTTTGATCGCCTCGCGATATTGCCCACGTCGAATGTCGTCTGGATCGGCATCAGTCCGACACGTCCATGACATACGCAATCGTCGCGCCCCCCGCCCGGATCGTTTGAACGTCGACCACGGTCACGGTCTCGCCCACGCCCACGAACTTGTCGCCCGGCCCCGGCACTTTGGACAGCGCGCCGCCCGTAGAGGTTTCGTTCAGGATGATCGCGCGCCGCGTGCCCTTCTCGACCGGAGTCACGCCGATGCGGAAGTCAAACAAATTAGCGAAGGCATCATTCCGGTTGATGAAGACTAATCGCACCGTCTCGTCATCGTTAGACGGACTGCCGCCTGTCGCGCCAGTGCCGGGCACATACGCCCCCCGAGATACGCGCCGGAACGTCGCGGTCTCGCCCACGTCCGTCATGAGTTGACGGAGGGCGGTTTTTAGCTCGGTTCCGAGGGCTGCCACGTGGCCCGCGCCTCCCTAATCCTGTCAGCCCAATCCGCGCTAGTATGCCACGGGCGAGGCTTTCCGTGATAGCAGACGACTACGGCTCCCTCGGGTACTTGTTGGGTGCGGCGGCAGTGGACCTTGTAGCTGACGCATAGATGGGGCGGGAAGCGGGCTATGGTGCCATTTATGGTGCTCTGGGGGCCGATATAATCCCTGATCCATCCCTGGTCGCCCCACCGCGCACCCGTGTTGTAGCGGGCCATTCTCTCGGGGTTAGCCTTCGCGGCTTCGTAGACCTCGATCGGACCATCGCCCGTCCACGCCATGACGCCGGAGGCTGGGTTCTTCGGTCGGTTGAAGTCTGAAAGCATCGTGAATCGCTCTGAGACTAAACGATTGAGGTCGCCTATCACGTCCGTGTCGAGGTCGAGATAGACGACGAGGCCGGAGAATAGCCCGCCCCGGAATAGCTCCAGCTTGCCCCACCAGTGCGGCCACGAGTGCCGAAGGCCGCGCCACGGCTTCATATCTGACAGCGGCTCGAACTCTGCTTCGGGATTCGTGATCGCCACCTGAGCGGCCAGCCTGTCGACGTGGCCGGCCGTGTACTCGCCGCCGGAGCGGTAGAGGGTGGTGATGGTTAGAGGAGTCGTCATCGGCGCGACTTGCCCTTGCTCGGATTGCCCTTGCTCGACTTGATCCGGTACACCCTAACCCAAATCGACCGCCCCCAAGCCCGCCACGCCCAGAGGTCGATCGGCCTGTCGCCGTTGATCATGCGCAACGTCGTCGTGTGCAGGAAGGCTCCGCGCTGTCGATTGCGGTTGACGATCCGGTAGTTGTCGAGGCTGTCGCACAGCGCCCACGTCCGACGGTCGCGCTGACCGAAGGTTCGCGCCTCCCATCGCTTGTTGGCGTGACGGACGGCGGCGAGCTTGACTCGGGCGGGGTCTTTGGAGGTCGTCACTTCCAATACCCCCTAGCCCACTCAAACCGAGAAAGATTCGACGGATCACGCGCCCCCGAAAACAGCACCAGCCGCGCATCCTTATCGGGCGGTCTACGCTTCAACAGCCCCGCCTCCCTGATACCGCTCTCCGGCCCGACCGTAGCCGCCCACGGCGCCATAAGGCTGATCCAGAGCTGATCGCTCCCGACCATGTAGTTAGCCTCGTTCAGACGCGCAGCGTAGGCCGCTGCCTCCTTTCGCGCCGAGGCATAGGACCGCCACACTTCGGACGCTGCGTTGCGGTCCATGAGGCAAAGCGCCCCGTTGAACAACTGCCCCGGCCGTTTGTTGTGGATGTAGCGGTTCAGGACGACGGGCTCCGTGCGCCCGAAGATGTGGTCGACGTTGCCGGTCACGACGCAATCCAGGTCGAGCCAACCGAAGCGGTCGCCAATGGCGGCCGAGACTTCGAGGGGTAGCGAATCCGTATCGAACAGACGCAGCCGATGAAAGCACCCGCCCGCCTCCTCGAGCTCCCACATGGGCAGCGTCGGGCACTCGTGGACGCCGACCGGATCGTCGGTGATGCAGAGGAGTCGGTGCGGAATCGTCAGATTCTCCCGCAGCATTCGACACCAGCGGTTCACGTGCTCGGGCGTGTATTCCTCGATGGCGGACGGGAGGCGGTGGCCAGTGGACTGGCGGCGCCATTTTAGGGAGAGGAGGGTGATCATGTCGGGGCCTCAGATTGCTAGATATTCTAATGTCTGGTCAACAAACCTCATCCCGCTGAAACAGCGCGGGCTGCCTCGCCTTCGGCGGCGCCACTTCATACCCCAACGCCACCCGCGCCGCCTTCTCCGCTCGCGCTACGTTCGCGCAATGATCAGGCTCCCACGGATGGCAGGCGTCAATGACGCGCGCCACCAACCCGCTCGGCCAGCGCCGCCCCACCATGCCAGAGACGGTCTCGCGCGCCTTGGCCCCGAGGATCGCAGCGAGCAGCATATTGCCCGCTAGGTAGACGTGAAGGCACCATCGCACCAGTCGTCCAGCATGACGCCCCACAGGTCGCCCCAGGTGCCGTGCTGCCCACCGCTCCGCAGCCAGAGCGGCGTGTTGGATCGGTCCGTCGCAGACCACGGCCATGCTAGGCTGGTTTCGATCAGGGTCCAATTCCAGCTCTCCTGTTCAGGTTTTCCCTCGCCTCCGCTGGCGGCGAAATCATCCAATATGTCGAGCGCCACGAACCGGCTCCCGATAGTGTCGGCCACGCCCCATGCATAGTCCAGCAGGTCCTCGTGCAGCGGGGTCAGGTCCATCACGTTGTCGGTGTTGCCCGTCTGCGAGACTGGCCGGTCGGGGTAATTGTGCCGCTCGAAGATGGCCGCATGATTGCCCACGATGTTGACGCGATAGGTGATCTCGTGCGGGATGAAGCGTTGCAGGTAGATGTAGCCCCGCTGCGTCGTGAAGGTCTTATCGGCGCACCGGCTCACCCGAATCCCATTGCCCCAAATCTGGGACACATGGTCACGATATGAGTCGATGTCGCCTATTATTCGGACGTTGACAGAACTGGCGCCCTCATTCGCCTTTGACACTACCGGAAACGGACCAGTGTATCCCTCCGCCTCCTGTCGAGAGCTCGTGACCAGCGTATCCGGCAGCATGAAGCCCCACCGCCGCCACTGCTCGCTCTTGTCCTCGTACACCTCGATCTGCGCCCGGTCCTGGATGACCGGCATCATGGATCGAAGGTCCGCGTCTAGCTCCCGATGCGCCGGCATCATGGCCGGATGCGGGCGGACGAACGCGAATGAGTCGGGGTCGGAGTCGTCCACGTCCTCGATGCCGCCGATGCGGCGAGCTCGAATGCCTCGCGCTTGTGCGGATTGGGCGATGGCCTCCCACCAGACGTGGCGGGAGTCGAAGATGTAGAGGGTCATAGATCGTCGCCTCCGAACTCAGGGTCAAGATCGCCGCCCGCCCATCGCGTGACAGCGTGCCACGTCTCGTCGCGTGTGTAGTGATCGCGGTAGAAACCGTGCTCAGATTCGTTCTTGGCCGGAATCGAGATAGCCTCGCCAATGATCGCGGCCACGTCGGACTCTAGGTCACTAAACCTCGCCACCCGATCAATCACCAGCCCATCCAACCAATCCGCCTGATTCCGAAACAGCCAAGCGTGCCCGCCGGCCCATCGGTATCCATTGGCAAGGCAAGCGACGACGAAGTCATCGAATGACTCAGGATCGCGGCCCACCGACCTGATGCGAGCCTTCGCGCGATAGCGGTCGCCGTCGCGCAGGCAGGTACTCGCCCAGATGCTCACGGCCCGGTCATAGGGGTTCCGCACCACCGTCCACTGTAGCGGGCGGATGCGTTCGCCCCTGGCCGGACGCGGGTGAAAACCTCGACCGTATCTAACACCGGGGAGGGCGGCATATAGGGAGTTCGTGGCGCACTTCATTGTGGAGACGAAGAGCCAGTCATCATGAATAATCACTGTTTGATCCACTCCTCCAACCTATCCAAACCCATCTTCCGAAACGCCGTCACCTTCGACGCCCCATCGAATGCCTCGAAGTTGACCACCTCGACGCCAGCCCGTTCCAACTGCTCCGCAGCCCGCCCCATCCCTGCCGCCCACTTGTGCATGAATCGGCCGGATCGGGATGTCGTCCACGGATAGCGCCCGTGGTTGTGCGTCTGCCCGTCGATGTGCTGCATGTCATAGCCGGTCATGGCAATCCGGCGAGCACCCTTCAGCAGCGCCACGTTCATCGCGGCGAATCCGGTATGCACGCCGAACACCTGCCCCGGATCCAGAGATAGCGTATCCCCACCGCGCCGACGCTCGACATACGTGGCGCCGGGGATGGGGGCGTGGCTCTCGTCGTTCGGGGGCAGCGCGATGATGACCTCGACGCCAACCTCGACCGACTCGGCCAGCGCGTCCCGATACCGGCGCACAAATTGGCGGTCCATCGACGTGATGGCGGGCGCGTCGAAGTAGAAGCCGGACTTGTTGCAGCCAAGGGCGTGAACCTTGGGGTACAGCGGCCGAGGGTCGAAGTAGGACGTGGACGGGCCACCGGCCAGGATCAGGACGGGGCGGTCGGTCCAGTCGGGGGTGATGGTGGAGAAGGGGAGGGGCATTACAGCCCCTTCCGAACATGAGCAGCCGTACGGTCGGCCCACCATGCGCAAGCGATAAACGCCACCCACGGAGGCGCGCCAAGTGAGAACACAGCGCCACCGAGGGCCAGCCCTGAAACCAAGATGAACAGTTGAATAGCCATCGTCGGGAAACTCCACGTCATCGGGAGCCCGACGATACCACAAGGGGCGAGAGGATAGGGGCGACCGTTCGTCGGGTGAGGTCAGAAAGTTGTGGAGTCTCGGCAGGGATTCGGTAGAGTTAACTCATGGCGACGCGGGGTCGCCGGAGAGGAAGGAAGCAGTCATGAACTTCAACAACTGGCTCGACACGTTCATCAACGAGAAAGGCGTCGACCTTGACGCAACCTTCGAGGTCGAGGGAGCAATGGGCGCTAACGTCATGCCTTACGGCGTGGTGGTCGAGGCAATCAAAAGCGCGCCGGACCACGAGCAGCGCGCCATCAAGTCGACCATCGTTAAGATCGACTTCGTGAACGGCGACGTTCGTCACTTCTTCCGGCATCTTGGGCAGGCGCTGGCAATCTAAGCCACCCCCCACAAAAAGAGACGCCCTCGCAAGGAGGGCGTCGGCTCTAGGCTCCTAACCTAGAGGGGGTTCACCTACCGATGATACTCCCACCAGCTATCCACGTCCCGCCCATCGTCCGCATCGCCCGGCGCATTGAACATGCCCCGCTCGAAGCGCGGACGCGGACGGTCGGAGTCGTCGTCAACCGAATCCATTTCGGAGATACTGATCCCGCCAGCGAGCGGCGTGCCGAGACCGGCGCCGAATTTCTTGTCCAGGCGTTCCATCTGGACCGCGACCGCATCGTACTGTTCCCGCCGTTTTGAGTACGCGACGCGGACAGATTCGACGGACGTGTCGACCAGCCGCGCATATTTCGACGCGAGCGTCCGCGCAGCCTGAGCGGCCGCCGCATAGATCGCGTCGTTCGTCTGAGCGAGGAAGAACGCAATCTCCGCGTCCTGGAGCTGCTGATCGTTCGTGTCGGTGTCGCCCACCAGCAGCCGCACGGAGTCGCGCCGCTCGTCGGCGGTCGAGGTTCCGGGCGTGGCTGAGTAGGTCCAGGCCATTAGGCGTCAAGCGTCCCGTGGTTGGTTTCGGCGCGGTTCGTCCGAATGGCCTCGCGTTGCTCGTCAGCGCGGAGCTTCCGAGGCGCCCCCTCGCAATCGGCTATTTCCCAGAGTTCGTTGCGGTTCAGTCCGTCGAGGTCGTCAGGCGCTTGTTCGGTGACTTGTTCGGTCGCTTGCTCGGCGACTTGTTCGGGCTCGGCCACGACTTCGAGCTCCGCCACGGATGCCGCCTCAACCTCACCCCTCGGCGCAACACTCCACCGCTTCGCCCCAGGCTGCGCCGTGAACACAGGCGCGTCCTCGTGGTCGAGAAAGCCCGCCTCGTAAAGCTGGCGCACGCGGCGCGGCTCGATGCCATACCGCTTCCACTCGAATGCGTCGCCCGGCGCGAACGTGCGCCCCGCGCCCTTGAACGAGCGGCGGACCACGAGAGTCTTGCGTCCGTCCCAGTCTTCTCGGGTGAAGCGGCGCATGGTCGATCTCCGTCGGGTGAATTAGGCTCGGGGCCGCAGCCCCGAACAAGCCTTAGCCCAAGGCCAAGGGGATTACCGTAACGCCAAGGCGCGCGTCGGGAGCGCGCCCTAGCGGGGTCGTCAGGCTACTTCGTCAGGCTACAATCACTCAACAATCGTCGAGAAGAAGTAGCCCAGGTCCGAGGAAACCAGCTTCATGTCGTAAGCCATCTCGGCCTCGACTTCCACCGACTTCAGCTCAGGCCGATCGTAGCGGGACGTAGCGACACCCATCGGGTTCGTCACGCCGGTGTACTGCGACCAACTGAACGTGTAGCCCGCAGCCGGCACCATCAGCCCCGGAGCGTCCGGCGAATGCACGAGCAGCGCATTCTTGCCGACCACGAACGAGCTCGACTCGGTGGCGCCCTCGATTGCGGAGTTGTAAACCGCGTTCGAGACCAGCACTTCGTCGAGGTCGAGGATTTGCGCCATCGCCTGGAGCATGATGACCGCCGGGCTGTTCGGGCCAACACCGCCCGATGCTTTGATGCGGTCGATCACGTCCGGGTGATTGCGAAGCTGCGAGTACACCTCGCGCCCCAGCACGAGCTTGTTGGGCTTCATGCCCGTGGCGCCGAGGATCGTGTCGATCCCTTCTTCCACGTCCTGAATCGGATCGGAGTTGGTGTAGTCGGACCAGTAGGTCGTCTCACCCGCACCGACCGAACCGGACGAGTCGCCCGTCACGTCCGTGCCCCATACCAAGGTCGTCATGAAGGTCGATGCGAAATCACGCTCCTGCTTGATCAGCATCTTGTTCATGATGACCTCGGCGGCAGCGGCCTCCGGGTCGATTGCCGGATCGGCGTTCGCCACCGTCTGATACGGCACGCGCTGCTTCAGCGCGAGCACGTCGGCGAAGTAGGTGTCCGTGGTCAGGCTGTAGTCCGCCAGCGCGGCCTCGGTGCCGGGGCCTCGGACAGCCGCCTCGTCGCGGTTGAAGGAACCGCGATCGAAGACGAAAAACTTGTCCGACTGCTTGGACACCTGGACGCGCGGGAACACACGCGGAAAAACGAAGTTGGACTGTGCTTGCAGGAACGCAACGCTAACGTCGGTCAGCGCGGCGTCGACATGCACGTCACTCGGAGTCGGTCGCATGGCTATAGCTCCTTAGCTGACCTGTTAGGCAACGGTGCCGTTGGGGTTGAAGATGATCTCGACCACTTCGCCAGCCGTGGTGACGGTCGAGAGCGCGACGCCGAGGATCTCGTCGCCGGTCGTGGCGGCAGCCACAGCGCGGCCCGACGCATCACAGGCGATCTTGCCGCCTGCCGTGATCGCACCACCGGCCGTGACCTTCGTCTTGCCGAGGATGCAGACGGTCGCCGCACGGCCAGCCGCAGCCGGATCGTTCAGGAGAACGCCGTCTGCCTGTGCGCCGTCGCCCGTGAGGTCGATCTGGCCGTCGGCCGCGACGCTCACGAAGTAGTATTGTCCTGCCGAGAGGTCCGCGCCCGCTTCGAGCGAGACAACCAGGCTGTCGTCAACAATAGCCATTGTTCAGGCTCCTTAGTGGGCGGTCATGGCGCGACGGAGGCGCTGACCATCTGCGGATTTCCACACGGCGGCGCGGGCTTGCGCATCCGTGAGGCTCGGGTCTTTCTCTTGCAGCGCCTTGGCGAGACGCTCGACCTCGGCTTGCGGGTCATTCGGGTCAGCATCGCCCGTCGCCGTTTTGCCGATCTCGATGAAGTGCGCCTTCGTGGCGTTGTCGGCAGCCTTCAGCGTCTCGATGACCTGGCCGCGCACGGCCTCGTCCTGGATGCCGTCGACGGCCTTGAGCAGCGCGCTGCGGGCGTCCACAGAGCCCGCCAGGTTCGGCAGCTCGGTCTCAGCACGCTTGGCAAGAGCTTCGCGCTCACGCTCGGCTTCGAGCTTGGCGATCCGCTCCAGCGCCTTGAGCATCGGGGCGGGAACAGCCGATTTCTCGATCAGCTCGCCCTCGACCTCGATCATTTCCGGCTCGGCACGCTTCGTCAGCGTCACTTCGCCGTCTTCGGTGGCAACCTCGAAGCCTTCGGCCTCTGCCGCCTTGGTCACTGCGGCGAGTTGAGTCTCCAGCTCGCCCAGCCGTTGCTCCAGCTTTTCAGGGGCCATGTTGCCCTCCTTATTCACGCTGGTTTCAGTTGAGCCGGGCGAACCGGCACCGTTGTCGGGGGAAACTTCGTCGGTGGAGTCGTTCTTCTTGGTGGAGCCCATGACCGCAGCCATCGCCTCCTCCTCGGTCATGTTTTCCTTTTCCATCATGTCGCGGACCTTCTTCTTGTCCGCGTCGCTCATCTTGTTGTCTTTGGAATCCATGTATCCAGAGCCCTTGGTCATCTCGTCAGAAAGATCAGTCGACTCCGGCGCGCGCTTGTACAGCACAACCTTCGCGTGCTGGTTCGCGCCGTTGTCGACCAGCGACACCTCATCGAGTTTGATTGCGCGCAGTCGCTTAGGCATCGTCCGAACCCTCTGTGCCGTCCTCGTATGCTTCGGTGATTGCATTCCCGCCGATAGAAAAGGCGGACAGCTCGCCCGACTTCACCCGCGCCCAAGTCTCGTCGTCGGTGATCTTCTGCGCGATGATCCAGCCCTCGCGCTCCGACTGGATGCCGAGCGCCTTGGCAAGCTCGTTAGTGAGCGGGAACGAATGAACAACGTGGCCGACTTGCTCGCCCTCGTGCATGGCCTTGGCAACGCGCACGTCCAGCATGAACTCGGTCGCAGCCTTGGAGATTTCCTCGGGGCTGATCACATCGCCCTGCTTGTCTACGACCGGGATGCCCTTCTCGGTCACGACGCTCGCCCAGCCCCAGACGATGCGCTCATCGTCGTCGGCTTTCAGGATCGTGCCGGACAGCTCGATGCCGGTCGCCTCACCCTGACCGTTGTACTGAGGGGCGTCCGGGCCAAAAAAAACACCGCCCGAATCTGACACGTCCGACTTCATCAGACTGGCGATGGATTCGAGCAGATTGGCAACGCGGCCGGACATAGAGTGCTCTCTGTCTTCGTCATATCCCTCGCCCTCATCTTCGGGCTCGGAATATTCGTCCGCACCATTATCAATTATTCCGGCGCGCGCCTCAACAGCCTTGTTGTACGCCTCATGGTCAGGGCCGGGCATGTACGCAGCCGTGCCGTCGGCGGTGTTGTGGACGTGAATCGCGCCATCGGAGAAGCCAAGCTCAAGCGCGCGGGTGACGGCCTCGGCGGGAGTGGTGTATACGTCCTCGACTATTTGGCGCTTATCCATGTTCTTGTCCTTCTCACGGGCGACAATGCCCTCCGCCCAAGAAACCCCGGTCTCGCCGCCCCAGCCGAGCCACGCAACGTGTCCGGCATCGCGCCACGGCTCGCCCTTGAACTCGGGCGCAACCTCGGCGTTTTTCTGGTGGCGCCGGAACGCGGCCATGCGCCCGACCGTCTCGCGGCTCAGGTTCTCGCCGGAGGCAAGCTGATTCGCCCGCGTCCAGCCGACGCGCGTCATGCCCTTGACCGCATCGCCGTGCTCTTCGCGCCAGCGCAGCACCTTGCGGGCGTTGTTGCGGGCAGAATCTGGGGCATCGTAGGACTCGGCCTTCCGCGTCGACAACGGATGCTTAGACGGCAGCAGGTCCGTGTCGTGCTTCCCAGACCGGAAGCGCCCCGTCCTGATCGTGCGGAGGAAGTTGTTGACGCGCGCCATCGCCCACTGCTCGGGGCTGGATACGTTGGGCCGCACGCTCTCCGGGTTCGTCCGATACGCCCCGACGCCTCGGTTGTAGACCTGCTCCAACATGGGCAGGGAGACGCGCCCCTTGTCGCCGTGCTCGGCGTTGTGGTCCGTCACCTTGTTTTCCAGAGACTGGCGCGCGGAGGCTGACAGTTCCTTTCGGGTTTGATCTTTCCTGGTGCGGCGGCGACCCCGATTCCAGTCCGTGCTGGGGACGTGAACGGCACTTGGCGTCGGGCTCATCTTGTCGGTCTCAGAGCCCGAACCAGGCGAGGAGCCCTTCGTCCACTTCCCATCTTCGCCACGCGCATACCCCGCCCGGCTCAGGGCAGCCCATGCCGAAGCAAAGGCCCGCGTCTCGGACAGGCCGCGCGCGAGTTGGCTATTGATCACGTTCCGCATGATGCTCTGCCCGGCGTCCGGCACGTTGTCGGTGATGGAGCCCGGCATCTCGGAATTGCGCGCGTACGGCATCACTCGTCCCCTTTGGGCGGTAGCCCCGTACGTTTCAGAATCCGCGTCTTCGTGACGTGATACCAAATCGCCGCAATACCAGCGCCGATTGCCACCACGCCGCCGATGAGCTGCACGATTTCGTTAAGCTGCGCGATCGAAACGCCAGCGAAGACCGTGATGCTGGTCGCGGCCAAAGCGTCCGCTGTTTTCGTGTCGGGCAGTGCCATCGCCCTGCTCCCCGTATCCATGCCCGCCATACCTCGGCTGTCAGGCCGGCTCAATCCAGCCAAACAGCCCCGCTGTGATGTCCGCCGACTTGTCCGTCGTGGCGGTGAACCCGACCCACTCGCCCGCGCTGATCGGGAACGGCCCGAAATTGGCCAGCGTCACGGAACTATCCTGCACCGCAACAGCCCCGACCGGGTGCAACACCCCGTCTTCCGCGAACGAGTCGCCATTGATCTGGGTCGTCTGAAGCTTGATGACGACACGCGCCGCCGAACTACCCGATGCCGATCCGCCATAGATCGACGTGATCATCAGCCGTTTACCGGCCGGAATGCGTTGCAGCGACGTATTGAACTGAACATTCCCGGCCGGGATGCGCGCGTACGTAGTGCCCCCGCTTGAGATAGTAATGTTCCCGACCACGGCCCCGTCGAGACTATAGGCGTTGTTAACCGCGCGAATATCGTCGGCCGTCGTCGTGACGGAAGTCGTGCCGTTGAGGACCACCGTCTCGGTGCGCTCGATCAGATTGCCGTCGAGATAGCGGATCTTGATTTGTCCCGTATCTGACGCGCTACTCGACACAATCGTTAGCTGGATATTGTCGGGCACCGTCAGGGAGTTCGGCATTCCGGGCTCCCAGATGACAGCCTCGGTAGCCGACCCGGACGTGATTAGCTCGCCGTGCGTGTAGAAGGGGGCAGCGCCCGCGACCAGTCCGCGCGCCACGTCGGCGGCGTACATATTTCGCCACTGGCGTTCGTCCCAGGATCGGTGCGGGCCGCTCATGCTGCGGACTCCAGGCCGACGAGCTCGGGGGAGAGGACGCGCTGAAACACGGCGCACCGGCACTGAATCGAGTTAGCCGGGTCCGTCAGCGGGTCGGCCGGGAACCGGATCGGCCCGAGCGGCGAGGCGAACGGCTCGTCCAGCCCCACGCCCTCGGGATTCATGCGCGGAATGGCAATATGCGCCTCGCGCGTGCGGCCGTCACGGGTTGGCACCCAGGTTCTCCGCACCTGCCGCGCATCAATCAGCCCCGCATCCACCTGGCTGCGTATGTACTCGTCTCCGCCACCGGACAGCGCGCGGATAGCCTCGGTGCGCCCGATCACTTCGGAGCGGTACTTGATGTACCGCTCGCGGTAGCGGTTGACCATCTTGTCAATCTGGGCCGAGCTCAATTCCTTCTCGCCGGCAATGGCTCGACGGACGGAGGAATCAAACCGCTTATCCCGTAGCGCCCGATCCAGCGCCTGACGGTCTCCCGTCTCCAGCATCCGCCGAAAGTTGGACACCGCCCGCTCCTGCCGCGCCGTCAGCCCAATGCTGCCCCGAATCCGCCGCGCCGTGTCGCGCGGGTTGATGCCCTGTGGCACCTCGGTACGCACGATGTCGCGGACGAGTGCGCGGATGCCTTCCGAGACTTCCCTGACGCGCTGGCCGCTCACCCGCTCGGCATACGGCCCGACGCGCGGATTGGCGACGTTGAACACGAAGTTGACCGCCTGCCCGGCAGGGTTGCGGACGGGCGCCTGAAGGGATGCCGTCAGCTCAGCCCCGACAAAAGCAGCCGCCGCAATCTCGGCAGCAGCCGGCGCCAACAGGTTTTCGATGGGGAGGGTGTCGATCAGGCGCACGACCTGCCCCGGCCGCTCGCGCAATAGCGTTTCAAGCTCCGACAGCGACAGTGCCTCACGGATGCTCTCGAACGCATCCAGCAGCGCACGCGCGATCTTGCGTGCGTTCCCGTCGTGAGCGCGTTCGATGGCCGCGAGGATGTCGGCGCGGGATGCCATGCCTTACCTGTGGCCTCGGGTGAACCGCTCGAGCTCGACCGCGATGAGTAAACAGATCGCGGCGAGGGAGACGAAGGTCAGGCAGGCGATTAGGAAGTCGAGCATCAGAGCACCCTCATGGCGCTGGCCCGAGTCATGCCGACGGCCACCATCAGCTCGATGGCGGCCTCGTCGTCGATGAGTCCGTCATTGCGCTGGCCCACTACGTCCAGCACAGCCCGAATCTGTGCGCCGTTCAGGCCCTCTTTAGAGGCCACCTGAGACACGTCCATATCGGCCGCGCGAGGCTGGTCAGGCATCACTGCCCCCCCTCAGCGGTCTCGTCAGGAACACCCATCCCCATCATATCCGGGTCGCTCCCCATCCCATCCGTCGGAAGATCAGCGGCCTCGCGCAGCACCGTCTCGGTTTCTTCATCGAGGATGGTGTAACCCGACGAAGCCAGCGCCTTGATGTAGTCGCCCAGCTCGGTCAGGTCTGCCGGAGCCACAGCGCCCGGCACGATGGTCGGCATGAGGTCGGGATTGAACCCGTTGAGCGCCCAGAGGCGCGGCATGAGCTGACGATTCAGCACGCCCGCGATCATCTCGGCGTGGCCTTCGAGGGCGCGGAGGAACAGGTCGGCCTTGGACTTGGACAGCGCAAAGCTTCCCTTGTCCGACTGCCCGAGCATGATGAAATCGGCCAGCACCGTCCGCGCCATGTCCTGACGGTAGCGTTTAATGGGCACGTCGGTGTCAATGGCGCGGGAGCCCTGCGACGCGATCAGCTCGAACTCGACCATGCGGTTATTCGAGAGGGAGCCGTCTTCGTTCGGGTAGTAATCGGACGGGATCGCCAGATAGGACTGCTCGCCCTGCTTCACGTCGCGGGCGATGCGGGTCATCTCGTCCCGGAACGTCTTCATCGGGCCGGAGTCGGCAACCATGTACTCGGCAGGCATTCGCACCAGCGGCAGGCCGTTCAGCTCCCGCTCGATGGCGATGGCTTCGATGTTCTCGATGTTTGTCGCCATGTAGTAGGCGCGGTATGCGGAGCGAAGGGCCGAGCGGCCGGAGGGCGAATCCGTCTGCGTCGTCGTGCGGAAGTGGAGGGATTTCGCCAGCGGAATCGTGACCGTTTTGGACGAGCCCGGTACGGACTGCACCATGCCGATCAGCTCATTCGCGTCGTCATAGGCCCAGCTATGCAGCGTCGATTGCGGTCTGGACGCGAGCTTGCGCACCCCGACGAACCCGTCAGGACGGCGCTTGTAGACGCACTCGAAGTAACTGAACCCGTACTGGATGAACGATAGCGCCCTAGACAGGAAATCGTCCCAGCTATGGTCCATGTGGTCGAATACGTCTTCCGTGAACTCGGCTAGTTCCTTCGCCTCATCGGAATCGTCAGCCGCTTCCGGCCGGAACGGTACGGCCCGCAGCATCATCTGGATGGCATAGAGCAGCGCGCCGATGACGGGATCGTTGTCCCCCATCTCGCGATATTTCCGCATGCCGCGCGAGCCGCGCAGCTCCGGCAGGAACTCGTCGCGGTCGAGCCCGTATCTGGACGACTCGCCAGCCGCGCCCAGCTCGGTCATGGCCTGGCTGATCGGGAGGCGGCGTTGTTGGGGGGTCTTAGCCATGCCTTTACTCCGAGGCCGGGACGTCGATGAGGGTCATAGCTCCATCTCCGGGAACCAG